AATCTCAGTCAGAAACTGTAGATAATGCTTATTTTAAAGACCAAGATAATCGAATGGCGACCAAACAAGTGTTTGAACGCAAATCGAGGACAACTTTTGGGAAAGATTCTTAGAATCTTTTGTAATTTTATTTTAACAAGGAGACAATTATGTCAACTACAGCAGCTCCATATGGAGCAAGACCTGTAGGTACTGTTGTTGGAAGCCCTTACCAAGGAAAAATTACCCATTATAAAATCAAAAATGCATATGGAACTTCTATATTTTATGGCGATTTTGTGAAATGGGGTGATGATAATCCTAATACCACTATCCAAAAAGATTCTGGTACTACAGCTTGTACACCTATTGGTGTATTTCTTGGTTGTGCTTACACTGACCCTACCACAAGTCAATTCACACCAAATCAATATTTCCCAGCATCAACTGCTGCGGATGATATTGTTGCGTATGTTGCTACCGATCCTTTTATTATCATGCAAATGCAAGGCGATGAAACTCTTGGTCAAGATGACTTGGGCAAGAATTGTGCAGTCGTGCAAACTGCTGGTAGTACAACTATCGGAAATAGCAAAAACGCAGTTGATGGGAGCACAGCAGCTACCACCAATACACTACCTGTAAAGATTATCGACTTTGTCGATGGTCCTGATAGTGCTATAGGTGATACTTATACTGATGTGCTAGTAATGTTTAATGTAGGGCATCAAATGCTCAACACCACTGGCGTAGGCTAGGAGTAAATAATGGCAGCTATATCAAGAGCTAATGAGCTCAAGCAACTGTTACCTGGACTTAACGCCTTGTTTGGTGAAGAGTATGGTAACTACGAAAACGAGCACGAAGAAATTTATGTTTCAGAAAATTCCGAGAGATCATTTGAGGAAGAACTAAAACTATCTGGATTCGGTGCAGCACCAGTAAAAGATGAGGGAGCAACCATTAGTTGGGACACTGCTCAAGAAACTTTTGTGGCTCGTTACACACACGAAACTATTGCAATGGGATTTGCAGTTACTGAAGAGGCTATGGAAGATAATCTATATGTTTCTTTAAGTGCTAGATATACCAAAGCATTGGCTCGTGCAATGGCTTACACAAAACAAGTGAAAGGAGCTTATCCATTAAATAATGGATTCTCAACTACTTTCTCTTCAGGTGATGGTGTTGCATTATTCAGCACAGCTCACCCACTTGTAAGTGGCGGAACTAACAGCAATAGACCTTCTACAGGAGCTGACTTGAATGAAACATCGTTAGAAAATGCGATCATTCAAATTGGCAAATGGACTGATGAAAGAGGTCTTAAAATTGCAGCTAGAACCAAAAAGTTAATAGTACCTGCTGATCTTCAGTTTGTTGCTACTAGACTTTTACAGAGTGACTATAGAGTTGGCACTGCTGACAATGATATCAACGCTATCAAAACTAATGGAGTAATTCCAGAAGGTTATTCAGTTAATCATTATTTAACTGATACTAATGCTTTCTTTATTACTACTGATGTTCCAGATGGCATGAAGCATTTTGTCAGAGCACCTATGACAACATCTATGGATGGTGATTTTGAAACTGGTAATGTTAGATACAAAGCTAGAGAAAGATATTCCTTTGGAGTATCTGATCCGCTTGGTATCTTTGGTTCACCAGGTAGTTCGTAAGAACATTTAAGGGGGAGCTTATGTTCCCCCTTTTTTTATTCTAGGGAATTTTTTTAATTTATCTATTGACTGCCCTAGCAGACTTGCCAAGACAATAGATTCTTTTCCTTTAGGAGGAAAATATGGCGAATACAACTTTTAATGGACCAGTTAGGTCCGAAAATGGTTTTGAACAAATCAGTATAAATTCAACTACTGGTGCTGTTACAACCAATTTAGATGTTGATACAAGTGGTAATATTACTACTACAGGATATGTTTCTTCATATTCTAATATAGAAAGTATTACAAGTGCTACACATAGCGTTGAGTCAACTGACTCTGGTAAAGTGTATACTTTAAACAGAGCAGCAGGTATTGTAGTAACACTACCTACCGCAGCAGCAGGACTTAATTATACATTTATAGTGGGCACAACCTTTACAGGTGCAGGACAAATTAATACGGATAATGCCAGTGATTTATTTTCTGGTTTTGCTCATATTTTTGATCCAGCAACTGCAACAGATATGAATACATTTATTCCTGATGCTAGTGATGACGATACCATTGATTTAGGTACGGCAGCACAGGGTTGGCTTGTAGGCGGAATTATTCGTTTAAAAGCAACTACAGCAGCAGTATGGCACTGTGAAGCCTTTCTTCATGGTGATGGTACACTAGCTACTCCATTCGAGTAAGGAGTAAATTATGGCTGATGCAGTAACTTCACAAACCATCCAAGATGGTGAAAGAAACTGTATTATGAAGTTTACCAATGTCAGCGATGGTACTGGCGAATCCGCAGTAGCTAAAGTAGATGTATCTGCTTTAGCTACTAACTCTGAAGGTGTTTCATGTTCAGAAGTTAGAGTGATGCGTGTAAGCCATGCCATTGTTGGTATGTCAGTCCAAATGTTTCTTAATGCTACATCTAATGTTCTACTTATGGAACTAGCTGAAAGTAGTAATGGACATATGGACTTTCAAGATTTTGATGGACTTCCAAATAATGCAGGAAGTGGTAAAAATGGAGATATTCTTTTTACCACTATAGGTCATAGCTCAGGAGATACTTATTCTATTGTTTTAGAAATGGTTAAAGTATATTCTGATTAATCGGAGATATTATGAAATATATTATTTCAGAAACTGGTGAATTTCCACCTCAATATAAAGTTCTTCAAGAAGGTCAAGATGGAATATGGAAACCAATTTTTGGTCCTGATCCTGATCTTGAAGATGCTCAACGAAAAGTTGCAGAATTACAACCTGTTAAAAAGGCTGTAAAAAAAGCAGCAGAGCCAAAAAAGGAAACACCTAAGAAAGCTCCAGCTAAAAGAGGTAGACCAAAAAAAACTGCTACTAAAAAGTAGCGTAACTCACTTTGTTTATAGTACCCTTATATAGGGTACTATAACTATTTAATTTAAAAGGTAACAATATGCCAAGAAAAAATGCAGGAATGTGGAGAAATAAAAATTCTTCTACTAGAAAAAAAGCTACACCTTACAGAAATACAGGCGTAACAGAAGTTGGGAAAGAAGCCAAAACCCAATCGTACAAAGAATATGTACAAAAAAAGTTTGGTGGTGGAATGACTAAAGGAATGTGGGCAGGTGGTCCAACATACCCTACTACTGGTGGTAGACCTCCTAGCACTCCTGGAGTTATTGGTAAAATCAAAAAGTGGCGTGATCGAAATCCAGACCCTGTATTACCAAGAGGTAAAAGAGATAAACAGTTTAAAGGTCCTGGTGTTTAATAATGCCATTAAGTGTAGGTAGGTCTAGAAAATGTATAAGCAATAATATAAAAACGCTTAAAAAAGAAGGCAAACCACATAAACAGGCTATAGCTATTGCTTTGCAAAAAGCTGGTAAAAAATAAAGGTAATTAAATGGCAACAAGTGGTACAACAACATTTAATCTAGACATGAGTGAAATCATGGAAGAGGCTTATGATCTTTGTGGTTTAGAGCTTCGTTCAGGTTATAGCTATAGAAGTGCAAAAAGAGCACTTAATCTTGTATTTTTAGAATGGCAAAACAAAGGTCTTAACTTATGGACCATAGAACAAGGTTCAGCAACCCTTACTGCAGGTACAAGTAGTTATACAGTAGATTCAAGTGCATTAGATATTGTAGATGTTTTTATCAGAACTGATGCAGCAGATACTGATAAACAATTTGATCAAAGATTAAATCGTATATCTAGAACAGAATATGCACATCAAGCCAGTAAATTAACACAATCAAAGCCTACACAATTTTTTGTAGATAAAGATAATGATGCAGTAAAGATAGTTCTTTGGGCAACACCAGACTCTGCACAAACATATACCCTTGTTTATGATTATGTAAAACGCATAGAAGATGTTGGAACAGTAGGTACTAATAATGCAGATGTTCCTTCAAGATATCTTCCTTGTTTAACTTATGCTTTAGCATATAACTTAGCTTGTAAATCACCTGAAGCTCAACAAAGAGTTCCTATGATTAGACAGCGTTACATGGAGTTATGGGAAGAAGTAACTGAAGCCGATAGAGAAAAAGCTCCAGTTAAATTTGTTCCTGATGTTAGTTTTTATCAATAATGTTTGAAAAATTATTACAACTTTATTATAGAATTACTAAAGAAGAGTATGAAATAAGAGTTGTTGAATATGATAAAGAAGGCGACATGAGTAATACTTTTACTATTAGATTAAAAAAAATTATTAAAATTAATAATACTTATTTAAGAGGCGTAGATTTAGATGGTAATTCATACATTAAATCTTCTATTAATCCATTTAATTACACTATTAGGAAAATATACTAATGTATGCAAAAGGTAAAAAAGCTCTAGGAATATGTGATCGTTGTGGTTTTTCCTATAAGTTAAATAATTTAAGATACGAAATTATAGATAGCAAAAGAAGTGGTTTGCGTGTATGCAATGAATGTTTTGATGAAGATCAACCACAACTTAAACTGGGTGAAATAGACACCAGTGATAATCAAAGTCTTTATAATCCTAGAGTAGATACAGGAGAAAAGGAATCAACTTCATATTTTGCTTTTAATCCAATTGGTGGTGGAGTCACAGAGTTTGGCTCAAGCACAATGGGATTAAGTATTAAAGGCGAAATAGGCAAAATAACAGTGAGCACATCATGAGTTGGACATATACAACATTAAAATCAGCTATACAAGATTATACGCAAAATACAGAATCAACATTTGTTGCTGATTTAGCAACAATTATTACTCAAGCAGAACAAAGAATTATTAAGTCTGTTGAGTTACCAAATTTTAGAAAAAATGTTACTGGAACTTTAACTTCTGGCAATCAGTATTTATCATCTCCAAGTGATTATTTATATCCTTATTCTTTAGCTGTTTTAGATGGCGACAGTAATTATAGCTATCTTTTAAATACAGATGTTAGTTTTATAAGAGAGGCATACCCATTAACTTCTACTACAGGAACTCCAAAACATTACGCACAATTTGATGATGATACATTTATTATCGGTCCAACGCCTAGTTCAGGTTTTACAGTAGAACTACATTATTTTTATATACCTGAATCTATATCAGCTTCTGCTGATGGTACAAGTTGGCTAGGAACAAATGCACCAGAAGTATTACTTTATGCTTGTTTATGTGAAGCCTATACCTTTATGAAAGGTGAGCCAGATATAATGATAAATTATGAAAAAAGATTTCAAGAAGCCTTACAAAGACTTACATTAGAATCAGATGGATATAACAGAAAAGATGCTTACAGAGATGGACAACGAAAAATTAATGCCTAATGAGCCTATAAAAGAATTAGAAGGCAAAGATATTGCAATTGTAGCTATGGGTCAAAGTCAAATAGACTTTCATCTTTCCCAAGTACACAGTGTAGAATTTGATGAAGTTTGGGCAATAAATGCAATGATAGGCATATTACCTAATATAGATAGAGCATTTATTTTAGACCCAATGAGTAGATTTTTAGACACTGAAGATGCTGGAACAATGACAGCTATGATGCGAAAAACTTTGCCTCAATGTGATTTTCCAATTTATACCTGTGAACTAGATGAAAGAGTACCTTCTGTAAGAGAATATCCAATAGAATCAATAATTAAAGACTTAGATTGTGCTTACTTTAACAATACAATAGCTTATGCTATAGCTTTTGCTTTATGGAATAAAGTGAGTAATATCTCTATTTTTGGTGTAGATTTTACTTATAAAACCAATATGCATTTTGCAGAAGCTGGTAGGTCATGTGTAGAATTTTGGTTATCTAAATGTATTAATGCAGGAATAAAATTAGGCATAGCACCACGATCAACTTTATTAGATACTGATATAGGTTTAGAAGAAAAACTATATGGTTATCATAGATTGACTGATCCAAAGGTTGCATATCAAAATGGTGCTGGAATAAAAGTATGTAATTTATCTGATATTGAGTTACAACCAGAATCCAAACCAGTTGGTATAATTAA